GTTTCTTATATGTTAACGCTCTGACTACATCTCCCAGTGGGAGTTCATCAGAACGATTGGATGATTGCATCTAGACCGGCTGCTATTCCTCCTGCCTCTGGCACTCCTAGCATGGGCCCCAAAAACGAAACCGTCTTCGAAGCTATACTTGAAATACCTTTTGCCATCGATAGAAAATTTTCCTTGGGTGGCAAATCGGGCTGGTGGGCTCCTAACTCCATTGCCCCAGATACGACTGAATGACCTATTACGTCCGAATGAGATGCGGACGTTGTCGGGCATAACTCGCCAACAATCTCAAAATGCACCATAGCGTCAAATTCAAATGCGGCCCCAGGTGGGGCTCCCTCTACTGCGAACAGCAAGCTCGCCGCAAATGCCGATGAAGCATCCCGGTAAGCTATATCTGCCGGCAGTGCTGGTCGCCAGACTACATAGTGCCATTCTCTATCCACTGGCCCCGGTTCTGTTTCGCGGTTTCGCAAGTAATCCGCAATCTGTCCGGTTCCTATGGTAAAGACCGATCCATTTATGGGGTGTCGATATTCTATTACCCTCCCTGAACGTGTCAGTTCGGGTCCTATGTATCGCGCCCGTAGTCCTGCTCCTACTACTCGTCGGCAGTTATTGAAGGTGTTGAATTGTGCTATGGTGTATGGTGAGTTATTGTTGAAGTTGGTTAGCATGGTTCCCGGGTTCACTACACTTTGCGTTATGATTGATGCCGTGTAATTTGCGGTCGTTCCGGTTAACATTGGCGTGTCCCCCCAACACACATAGGGGTTCATGCTAATATAACCTACTCCCGCTGCTCCCACCTCAAACCTTCCCCTCACATAAAATGGCGTTTTATAAGACGGGATAGTTATCGCATCAGGAACACACGCGCCTGGCGGCGCCGACCAGGGATCTACCAACACCTTCGCATAGTGTTTAGTGCACTCTGACAAAGTTGCATAAGATAGCGCTCCTGGTTTCGCCTTCCGTGTACGTGGTATTGGTTTAGCAGTTGGATGTGCCTTCCCACGCATAGCGTAAGAAGTTGCGTACTGCCGGTACCTTGCTGACTTCTCCTTCTTGGACAATTGTTGCAGTTTTGCTGCATGTTTAGTGTAATATTGTTGCTTAGTCAACATATATGAAACTATGTTTTTTAAAACCTCCTCCTCCGCTACGATGGTTATTCCAGAGACATAAAAAACGAATATCCCTGGTATGACTAGTAGTCATAACCAAAATGCCTGTACATCTTCACCCGAGACGTGAGCCAACGCCCCTAAGGTCTCACGCGAGAGTGGGGATAGAAACCTCCGATAAGCCTCCCGTGCGAGCATGAATTTCGCCAAACTTTTACAGGTCTGAGATATTAGTTGTGCATCCGCATTATCCACCAAATGAGCTGTCAAATAGAATATGGCATTGATTTTTTGAACCAAATTGTTTAGATCCATATCTTCCTCCAAGTTGTTTACTAAAGAGGTGGCTAGTTTGCCTAGGCGAGGTTGAGGAAAATATTGATCCCCTATCTTAACGATCTGGGAACCCAAAAACTCTAACCCCACAAGGGTATCTTCTGCGAATGCGAATTGGGACGGCTTTGCAGACATCCCAAATTCAGTATAAATAGCGTTTATGAAGTCGCCAACTTCCTTGCTTCCCCACAAGGCCGGGAAACAATTATTGGAGATGACAACTAAGTTGTCATCCCCGTAAAGAGCAATACAAACATTTGATTCAATAAACTCACGGTCTACAGGTTTCCCCGCTAACCGGAAAAGTTTGATTAGCAAAAGTACTCTATGATCATGTGGGCTATACAGTTATCAGTGGTCGTTTGATTAGACCCTGATACCTGGCCAGTCTGACGCTCATATATATTCCCGTTTGGCAACACTATCAAAGGTCGGATTGTGTTCAACACTAACCGATCGTAACGTGATGCCAACGGAATGGGGATATTTCCCAACAACTTACGGCGAATTACATACACATCGTCCAGATTAGGTAGTGCCCTATCCCATCCTGAAACGTCTGATGTCCAAGCTTTAAACCCCTGAAATCGGGATTCATATGCCTTCACCATCTTATTAAGACCCCCATACTGTTTTGCAAACCCGTATTTACACCAAGAAAATATGTCAGTATTTGTCCTAAGCTTCATGTCCTCATTCTGGGATGAGAAATAAATCTTCTGAAGAGTAATAAAATCCACCGGCCCGGAGAAAAATGTACGCATCTTTCCCTCTGCCAGATCTTTTACTTCCAAATACTCATAACACTTCCCCATCACTTGCCACAACGGATCATAGCACTTTGCTACATGATCTGCGAAACCGGGTGAGTACAATGCTTCTCCTTTGGAATGAAATCCCTCATAAAGCCATGGTAACCCCGCACCGGCCGACAAATTGTACTCAGTTGTTGATACTGAGCGCTCAGACCACTCTCGTGTATACTCTTTCAAGTGTGCGAGTGTGTACGTCAGGGCTAGCTGGTAATCGGAGTTATTTGGCTTAATTGGAGCCACATCACACTTACGTACCGATTTATTAAACGCTTCCTCTGTTATGCGTGTGCGTGCATGTGTCTGGATTTTCCTTAACGGATCCTCTGTAACATGTATGTTCCTATGTGACAAATATGCTAGGTAAGGTGTAGTTGGTAAATCCCCTGTTTGCTGTTTAAGAGGATTCCGGGCTATAGAGCAATGCCCCATATAAGTCATGTGAGTATAGTCAGTGCGCTTGAGTGGTTCATACTTAAACGCACCTTCCAAAGCAGGATGAAACTTTATGGTTCGAGTACCTTCTCGTGGATGATCCATCGTCACTATCGGTTTCTCTGGATCAAAGCGTACGATTGGTCCATGGAGTGCTGTAAAAATATTATATTTTCCCATCTCTCCTCCATTGGTATGAATACCCACTGCCGTATTGTTATTACCTGCTATCACCATCGCTCCACATACGCCTTGTTCTGTAGAGCAACAATATTTGTATTTACCTGAACCCGCAATTAGCTCTTCGTTTGTAAATGTGTCAGAGCTTCCCCTAACTTGCTTAGCGGATCGATACCATCCAACTAGTGACAGCTGCACCCCCCCTTTAACAGGGAGGGGTCCCACTTTTATGTTTGGCAACTCGTACGTCAGCTTAGACCATACCTCTCCTTTAGCGAACAGTACATCTCTCCCCGCTATGGTAAACAGGGTATCCAGTACGTCCACCAACGGAGGTATCTTCACCACCTGCTGGTTGCCCACAAACCAAGACGGTTTATCATGCTGAGTGTCATATAAATGGCGTGGAAAACACACATATTGTGTTCCTTGCGCCGTTACTACTGACCAGTGCAATATAAACGCTGGGTGGGAAAATGCTGTCTGTCGCTTGTTTGGCGCCGAGGCAGCTAGCTTAGGGTCTTCATCCAACACTGGCCCACTACGTAACTCTCCAAAGGAGAGCTTAAAATACACGCTACTATTAATAACGCGTTCTTCAACCCAATCATTGAATTTTACTTGAATGTCTTTGGGCTTTAAGGGGGCCAGTTGTGTAGATGCAACTACAGCTATTTCGGATTCAGAGGCAGTTTGAATGGATGCTTTATCTACCACCCACTCAGATGCCTTCTTCTTATGTATCCGTTTTTTCTTCGTTTTAATCTTCGAAGCGCCTACGGATGAGGCGATTATATCTAAATCCACATCGGCTAGGGAATCAGCCAATGTAGAAGGCTCTATAGATGTCTCTACCACTTTGGGGAGTGGTAGTTGTGTTTGCTCCTTCTCCTCTTTTAGTGTCTCCACAACCAGAGGTGGGGGCAATGTCACAATCTCTATTGTCCCTGTTGACGCAACAGGGATAGTAAGAGATGGCACGTTATGAGCTTTGGCGTGCTCTTTGCCTTTCGGATCCATAGTCTTAGAGAGTTCACCTGGTGAGTTCTTGTTTTTGGCCGAAGCCGCCTCATCAGGATACTCATTCCTGTCAATAGTTTCAAATGTCAGGTCAGGTGCATTTGGCAACCAGTCGCGTAGCTGCATCATTAACGCTGCTACCTCTCCGTTCGCCCCTACTGCCACCGATTGCCCCATTGCATACAGAGTTGCTAGGAAATGAGTGAACTGAGTTAGGGAGATCTCGTTATCTTCCCACAGGTCATAGATGTAATTACGCGTTTCCATTTGCCAAGGCGCACAGAACGCTAACAACACACGTAAATGAGTTGCGGCTGTATTTAACTCCTCCTGTGTTAACTCTCCATCTCCCACTCCCTCCGTAGGGGTAGACGAAAATGTAGCACGTGCCTGAGTTACAAAAGCCATAATAACTTCTATAAGCTTATGGGGTGATACCTCCAAAGGAATATCATCCATGGGTACTCCTGCCAGAGCCGCCCTGAATGCTTCATACAGGTCATTTGGTCTCAGCTGATATTGCCACACTATGTCAATGTGACCACACTGGTAAGCCCATAACCTTAAAGCTAGTCCTCTTGGTAAGTCACCTCCCTTTAAGGTATCTATCTTCAAGGGAGATGGTCCCTGTAAAACAATTCGCTTCGGTAGTGCCACCTTCAACGCTTGTGCAATCAATGGTGACACCTTGAAGACAGATCCCGCTGCCTTCCAGACTAGTGGTTGACTGCTATTTGACTCATTGAGCCACAATGCTGTCAACTGAGCTGCGGTTTGTGCGTAATCAACATCGTCATCGTCATCCGCCCAATCTTGACCTCTCAATTCGAGCACACGATACTGTATCTCTTCGTCATCATCTTCTGACTCATAGTCAGATTCGTCAAACTCGTCCTCCATCCATTTCAGCTCTCGCTGATCTCTTAGATCCTGATAGATCATATAGATTTCTTGCGGGAGCTCATGAGGCAATATCGTATTGTTCTCAAAATCCATGAATCCCACCAACCTTTCCCACGCTAAGGGGCTGTCATCAAACCCGTAGTTCAATAGAGTTCGTGTGAACACTTCCAAACTCACTTCGGACTTTACATAGGCATTATACACTTTTCCGACATAAAGTAAATCTATATCGAAATTTGGTGCCTTCGCCG